CAAAAATGACGGAATGGAAAACCAATGCATCAAACAAACTGAATGAAATAAAAACGAATTTCTCAACAAAGGTTTCAGACATCAAGTCAAATGTTTCGACAGGTTGGGAGAACATGAAAACCACCGTCACCACAAAAATGACGGAATGGAAAAATAATGCATCGAATAAATTGACGGAAATCAAATCCGGATTTTCCTCAAAGGTTTCGGAGATAAAAACGAAATGGTCGACGGATTTCACGAACATAAAGGACAAGGCAACCTCACTCATGGAGACGGCAAAGTCCAATGTTTCAACGAAACTCAACAATATGAAATCCGCATACAGTGAAAAAGGCGGGGGAATCAAAGGAATTGTGTCTGCTACATTCACGGGCATAAAAGACACGATGAACTCTCTCATGGGTACTGCGAACACTCTGACAGGCGGGAAACTAGACAACATCAAGTCTGCTTTTTCGTCAAAAATGGGAGCAGCAAAGTCAACCGTTTCATCTGTACTCGACGACATTAAGGGAGCATTTTCATCAAAACTTGAGAGTGCAAAGTCAACCGTTTCAAGCGTGATTGAAAAAATCAAGGGCGTGTTCAATTTCAAGTGGTCATTGCCACACTTGAACCTGCCTCATATCAGCGTGAACGGAGGAAAAGCACCATACGGAATTGGAGGAAAAGGTTCACTCCCGTCATTCTCGATTGAATGGTACAAAAACGGTGGTATTATGACAAATCCGACCGTGTTCGGAATCAACGGCAACAGCCTCATGGTAGGAGGCGAAGCGGGTGACGAGGCAATATTGCCTCTTGCGGAATTTTACAACAAATTGAACAGCATCCTTGACAAGAAACTGGATGCAGTACAGAAATCGCAAGTTGTGTATGTAACGAATCACACATACATTGACGGCGACGAAATAGCAAGCAGAACCGTGTCAAAGGTTGATGCGGAAATGGTAATAAATAAGCGAAAAGGGAGGTAAAACAGGGCGATGAAAATAAACGGAATAGACATCAAGAAATACGATGCAAAGCAGTTGACCGCCGATGTGCAGCCTCCCTCTTTTTCAAATTCTTATGAATGGCTGACGAGTGCAGCACTGCCGACGGAATTTGAGACAGAGGTTCAGATGGGTCATTTGAAACTGTCAATATATTTCAAAGGCAAGGACAGGAACAACATCATCCGTGCTGCATCGGAGTTCATGAGCAATTTCACAAAGGCTTGCAAGATGGAACTCGACGGCTACAAAGGAACATACATCGGATTCATCACAACAAATGACTACGAAAAAAAGAATGTAAAACAGAGGTACATTGTAAACCTCGAATTTGACGGCTTTTTCGTCGATGACGACCTCTCAATCACATTCGACGGGAAAACCTCTGCATCGTTCTATAAAGTGGGTACAAGAGACGCTCCGTGCGTTGTGGAGGTATATGCAAAGAGTGCCTTGACGAATTACACAATCACCGGACTGGGAGAGGATGACATCATCATTGAGAGTTTGGCAGCAGGAAAGACGGTTGTGATAGATGCAAAGACAGGACTTGTGACAATCGACGGGGCAAATGCATTCGACAAGGTGAACATGTGGACGTTTCCGGTATTAAAGACCGGAGAAACAGCACTCACATTCTCCAACACAAAGGCGAGAGTGACTATCAGATACACGCCTATGTGGATTTAGGAGGTGAGAGCATTGCAGATTTTTAATGACAAAAAGAAAAGAATCGGAACATTGTCCGGATTCAAGAACAAGGAAATCACCACGACACTGGATTCCGGAGACAAAGAGTTGTCGTTCAGTTATCCGACAACGGGAGCATTGGTTGACCTGCTAAAAGAAGAATATTATATACGCACCAAAACGGACGAATATGTCATCAAAGCGGTTGAAAAGGGAGGGCAGTTCAACAAATACACAGCAGTCCTCAATGTCGAGGAGTTGGAGGGAACGCCGTTCCCGTATGGTTTTGAATCACAGGAGCAGACAATCAAGGCGTGTCTTGAGTTTGCGTTCGAGGGTACGGGATGGCATGTCGGAACATGCACCGTCACAAAGAAAAGAACCATCGACGAGCAGGAAAGCGTCACGGCATGGGATGTCCTGCAAAAGTGCCTCACGACATATCGTTGCGAGTGCATCATCCACTCTCTGACAAAAACAATCGACATATATGACCGGATAGGGAGTGACAAAGGTTGCTATTTCATGGAGGGGTTGAACCTCCGGAAAATATCATTGAAGTCGGACACATACGATTTTTACACAAGAATCTATCCGATAGGCAAAGACGGCATCACACCGGAATGGTTGACCGGAAAAGATTACATCGACAATTTTCAGTACAGTTCCAAAATCAAGGCGTATGTTTGGAAAGACGAAAGATATACCAATACCACAAGTCTGATTGAGGATGCGACAGCAAAGATTGAGGAAATGTCAAGACCGTACAAGGCATACACCGCAGAGGTGGTCGACCTTGCGAAAGCGTCAGAGGAATACAAAGACATTCTCTCATACGGAATCGGAGACACGGTCACACTTGTGTCAAAGAAAACGAGGACGAGGGAAAAGCAGAGGATTGTCAAAATCACAGAATATCCGGAATCGCCGGAAAAGAACACGGTTGAGATTTCCAATGCGAGAAAGACATTCGCAGAGATTCAGAAAGAGGAGACGGCAGCAGCCACGGAGGAGGCGGTCTCCATCTCAAACAGGGCGACAAAGAAAGTCCTTGAGAGTTATTCGACCACGGAGGAAATAGAAACCAAAATCACGGCATCAAAAGAGGCTATTGAGGAGGGCGTTTCCTATAAACTGAAAAATTATTATACGTCGGTCGAGATGGATTCGTTGATAAAAGCGACAAAGGATGAAATCTCACAAGAGGTCAAACATGTGGAGGAAAATTCGATGCACAACTATGTTGTGAACGGAGATTTTTCAAACGGGTTTGATGATAATTGGTACAACAATGACGAGACAAACAACTCCGTGATGGATGTGTCCGGTTTGGGTACGGTTGCAAAAATACTGAAAACATCCTCAAGCAGTTCCTATATACGGCAGAATTTAGGGAAAATACCTGCGGGAACATATCGTGTGAGATATAAGGCAGCAACAGCAGCAGGGTACGAAAGCACGGCAAGGGTGCAGGTGGGGGCGTTGGGAAGTTATTCAACGACATCCTCCGGAATGTTAAAGAGCAAAGAGTTCACGACGATTGAACGTGAAATCACGGTATCAGAGGGAACGAAATATATTTACATTTACGCATACACACAGAACGCACCCGTGTATATCACAGATATTGAGGTATTAGGATTGTATTCATTGTATGCGGATGCAAAGATTCAAGTGACTGCGGAGGAAATAACCTCCGAGGTCAACAAAAAAGTGAACAGCGATGATTTCGGAACACTAATCACACAGAACGCATACAATGTCCGAGTTGCATTCAATAACGGCAGTTCGTACATGCAGTTTGATTCAACCGGAATCACAATGTACACCGGAACGATTACGGATAACCAAAAAAGAACACGATTTGACTACAACGGAACTCATTTCTATCGTGACGGATATTATGTCGGAAAAATCGGAACGAACACGATGAAAGACAACGACAGTCAGAGAGGACTTGTTTTTGATATTGAGTACAACACTGCGTATATGTCATGGTCAAATAAAGAATCGCAGAATGCAGATGTGTACACGATGAAATGGTCGTACTGCACACAGCAGTGTGGAAATTACGAGGCGAACATGCTACATGCAGGGGCAGACATCAACATGCATTTCTTCACATTAAGGAATGTAAGTTTTGAGGATGGCTCAATAAGTGGAACGCTAACATTCAAACAACCTTTAGAAGTAGGCAGCGACGGGAAACTGACAAAGTGGTCAACGGCGACGCTTGAGTTCAAAAGAGGAATATTAGTGTCCGGAACATGGAGCAATGGATAAAACAGGAGGAAAAGAAATGCAGATGAATGACGAAAATATTCAGACAGAGGAAGTCAAACGAGCAGCAGAACCGGAGTACAAAATTCCGGAAGATGCTGCCGACAACTCAAGACCAAACGAGACAGCAGAGGTTGTGACAAGAGAATCAGCAGAGGAGACAAACACGGAACTCTTGCAGAGCATCGACAAGAAACTTGACATGCTACTTGCAGCACAAACAGCAACACAGACGGCAAAGGAGGAATAATCATGAATACACCGATTGCAGTGAGAATTGAATGTGCAAAGGGAGAAATCCTCAATGCTATGGAGACGATACAGAAAAGACATGCATTGCCTCCGTGCATCATGGACGGAGTTTTGTCCTCCGTACTGGCAGAGGTAAGAAGCGAGGCAAAGATTGAACTCATAAACTCCACAAATACAATGATGACAGAAAAAAATGAGGAACTTGAAAAGGCAAAGAAAGCAGCAAAGAGAGTTCTGAAAACAGAACCGGACGAGGAGCAGGAACAGGACACACAGGAGAATCCGGAAGAATAAACAATAAACACCGAGAGGAGGTGAGAGCATGGCAGCGTTGACAAAATTGACGACGAACATCAATCTTGAGATGTCCGGAGACACTAAAAGATATTTAGTATCAGCAAAGCAGGGAGACAAGGCAACACGATTCATCATCGCAAGGCTGCTCAACAACGGCGAACCGTACACAATCCCGACAGGGGCAAGAGCAGTCATCAACATTACAAAACCGGACGGAAAACATGTATATAACACATGTTCATATTCCGGTTCGGATGTGACAGTCGAATTGACAAATCAAGCACTTGCAGCCTCCGGAACGGCGTATTGCGACATTGAAATCCGGACGAGTGACGATTCACAGGTTATCACATCCGCATCATTCACAATAGAGATTGAACCGTCACAGAGGAACGACAATGCGATTCTATCAGCGAATGAGTTCACAGAACTTGAGAACCGTGTCAAGGGTCACATTGAGAGTATTGACAGCACGAATGAGGCGGTCAAGAAAGCGGAACAGGCAAGAGTGACCGCAGAAAATGCGAGAGTAAAAGCAGAACAGGCAAGAGCGAACGCAGAGAATAATCGACAGCAGAATGAAAACACCCGCATCCAACAGGAGCAGCAGAGGCAGCAGGACACCTCACAGGCGGTCAAGAATACGAACGATGCAACGGATGAATCCAAGAGGGCGACAACAGCCTGCAAAGAGGTCACAGAGCGGGCAGAGGACGCATTGCAGAATCAAGAGCAGCTTGAGGCGACATTGAACACGGCGACACAGATTCGACAGGATGTGTCACAGATGCAGACGGCAGTTGCAGAGGCAAAGAAACAGGTCGAGCAGGACAAAAAGGATATTGATGACACGATTCAAAATTCACTGCTTGCATCAGCAGAGAAAATCCTTGAGAGTGTGCAGGACTATTTCAACCGTGCAGAGGCGTTATATTCGAGCATGTATCTTGATTGTGACGGAGAAACGCCGTATCTGCGAACGGTGACACCAGTATTCATTGACGGAGCAACGCCACAGGTCAGAAATGCGAATGAGGGCGTTGATTTTGACGGAGGAACGCCGACCTCCCGACAATTAGCAGTATAATTCCATGATACTGGAAACAGACGGCGAAACGAACACAAAGGAGTGATTGTGTGATATATTCCATAATCACGGAGCAAAGGAGGTTGAACAATGGCAGCAATCAGACCATGCACCGGAACAACGGCAGACTGGAAAGCAGTTGAGGACACTCTGATTCTCAAGGAAAGAGAAATCGGAGTTGAGATTGACACATCCGGTCATTATCAAATCAGACAGGGAGATGGTAAAAAGAAATTCTTTGACCTGCCGATTATCGTCAACAATGCCCGTTATGAGGAAATACTGACATTGACACAGGGATATATGAACACCGTGAACAATTTCAGCAAGAACATGACAGAGGCGACGAACAGTGCAAACGGTGCAGCAGCAACGGCAAACAATGCAGCGTCGACAGCGAGTGCAGCAGCAAAAGCGTGTCAAGGCATTGTGAACGGTCTCAACACTATGGTTGACACCGTCACAAAGAAATCATGTGTCCTCACGGTTGAGGATGGAATTTTGACGATAAGGGAGGCGTAAAAAATGGCAAGTGGAGACTTGATTGTAAAAGTAGCAGACAAAGACACACTCGACCGCACATATGCGAATACAAACGCTATACTGGCAGCAGTCGGGGAAGATGTAAGAATAAAGGGTGTAAAGCGTTACGGAATGAAAATCAACAAAAATGACAGCAATCCGGCGACACGATGCACATATCTTTTCGATGCGGTGGGAATGACACCTGCTGCGATGAATTATTCTGCCGGACGGTTCGATTTTGGAGACTGGGGAAACGTCTTTTTTGTAAAGAACAATTATCCGGCAATGGTCAAATATGACGGTACAGAAGATTATAAACTCGACCCGAACGACCACACAAAGAAAGCAGACGGAAAAACGGCATCCGATGTCTCAAACACGGCATACGGAGGAAATGCAATGAGCGTATTCGATGGCAGCGGTGACAAGGGCAAGATTTGGCTCTCACAGTTTGAGGTCGGAAATTATGAGTACATGATTATTTCAAACGTCCAGTACGATGAATCATACAACGATGACGCATATGTCAGAGAGGACGGTTCACATGCGGACAAACTCTATTTCCCGATGTTTGGCGGTTCGTATGATGGAACACGCATCCGCTCACTTGCAGGACAGGCACTCATGTATAACACAAACGCATCAACAGAGATTGCAAGAGCAAAGGCAAACGGTGCGGGATGGAATATCGGCTCATGGAGCAAACGAAACCTGTTGAATTGTATGCTCAAGATTATGTCAAAGACAGACAATTCACAGACTGCATTCGGACAGGGTCAGACATCCGGATATGTGAACGACGCATCACAGAATTACGGGCATCTTGCAACCGGAACACTCAAGGACAAAGGACAGTTTTTCGGATATAACGACACAACACATGAGGTCAAAGTGTTCTACATGGAAAAACCGTGGGGCAACCGTTGGGATAGAATCAACGGTCTGTTGATGGTAGGCGGTGAAATCCTTGCAAAGATGACACCACCGTACAATCTGACAGGAAAGGACTTTGAAAAGGTCGGAATCACATTCGCATCATCCGGCAACGGTTATCAGAAAGGAACAAAGTCAAGCAGATTCGGACGCATTGTCAATTCAATAGGTGGCAGCAGTAGCACATACACATGTGACTATTTTTGGTGGAATGCCGGAATTACTGCGGTCGCCCTTGTCGGCGGTTACTGTATCAATGGCGAGTACTGCGGTGCGGATTACTTGAATTTGAGCAATTCTGCGGGCTATGCGTACTGGAGCCTCGGTGCGTCCGTTTTCTTAGAACAGCCTATCGCTGCGTAAGCAGCAGGGGGAGGAACGGAGGGGGAACGCCTCCGCTATTCCCGCCGTTAGGCGGTGTGGTCGTTTTTAGAAAAATGAATATAGGGATATAGGGTGCGGTGTCGGGCGGTGTTCCTGCTCCCTGCGGTCGCCCTTGTCGGCGGTAACTGTAACAATGGCGAGAACTGCGGTGCGGATTACTTGAATTTGAACAATTCTGCGGGCAATGCGAACTGGAACATCGGTGCGTCCAATTTCTTCTCATATCGGAGCGTTTAATCAAATGCAGCCTATATCCCACGCCACAAGGCGAAAATCATTCCGGATATAGGGTCGGTTGAGTAAGCATCAGCACAAAAACCGATAGGAGATAAGAAAATACTATATGAGAAGTTACAACAACCTATATGAACCAATGTTGCAAGACGACTACATAAAACAGTGTTTTACAAATGCATCCAAAAAGAAAAAGAACAGGAATGATGTCCGCTTGAAATAATATCACGGTTGTGTGATGTGACGGAGAATCTATCCTCAATCGTGAAAAAGCAGCAAACAATCATTGAACAGTCGAAAATCGAGGAGGCGGTCAAGGCAGAACTCCGGCAGGACATAAAAGAGACAGACAGAGAGATGGATGTTCTTGAATATGGGATGCGGAGGTACTGCGACACCGACGACATCGAGGCGACAGAGTTCGGAAAGGAGAATGCCGTTGACGATTGAGATTTCCTTGCTGCTCTCCGGAGTATCTGTTGCGTTTGCAATTTTTTTCGGAATCTGCTCAAAGCAGAGAAATGAGAAAAAGGACACACAGGAAGATGCAGAACAGAGAGCAACGACCGACACAATGGTGATGGTGAAACTTGAGAACATTGCGGATGACCTCAAAGACATCAAGCGGGAATCGAAAGAGAACCGTGAGGAGATGAAACAGTTGAGAGAGCGTGTTGTCATCGTGGAACAGTCACTCAAGAGTTGTCACAAGAGACTGGACGGAGAAAGAAATTCCGACCGATAACAGGAGGGCAGGAAACAGGCAAGAATCAACCTCACAGAAAAGAGGCAATACATGAGAATGACAGAACAGGAGCGTCGCATCAGAATCCGGCATCTGAAAAGAATGTACCGGATAAGAGAGCGAAAAGAGAGACATGACAAAAAGGTTTCCGGTCTGTTCATGAAACGTGTTGTATTCACAATGATTCTTGCAGCATTTATCTTTACAGTCGTGATGATATTTGTGTTTTTACGGGTAGGGTCAGAACCGTCAACGCTGATTGAAAATGTATTCAGATTTCTTTCAGTTGAGGGCGGGGCAATGGCACTCATTAAGTCCGTGAAAACGGTCAAGGGAACAAAATCAAACGGAGGAATACAACACAATGATGAACCGGAGCAGAATGACGAGGAGGCACAGGGATGAAATACATCGTCGAGAATTGGTTCGTGATTGTGGGTCTGATTGCGGTATTGGCAGCGGGAGGATATGCAGTATATGTTTTCGTGAAAATGCCGTCAGACAAGCAGTTGAACAAAGCGAGAGAATGGCTGCTTTATGCAGTCACAAAAGCAGAAAAGGAACTGGGAGGCGGTACAGGTCAAATCAAGCTGCGGTATGTATATGACATGTTCGTTGCACGGTTTGCATGGCTTGCAAGAGTGATCTCATTTGAGGCTTTTTCGATGATGGTCGATGAAGCACTTGAGAGAATGAAAAAAATGCTTGAGAGCAACAAAGCGATGCAGGAACTTGTGAACGGTGAGGCAGGTGAGGTCGGTGAAAAAGATATGTAATTTCATGACCGGAAACATGCGGATGCTTGTGCTGATATATGCAATCATGGCGGTTGTCGTATTTGCAGCAGTCAATATTTTCTTTTGGAAAATCTCTTTTGATTTAGACAAAGAGATGCGGGAGGAAATGAGGGAGTGCGGTGATTGCCATATCGACACGGACGAGACGAGATTCGGAAAAGCGGTGACGAGGGTGTGCGGATTTATTCTTTCGATACCTGCTGCGTTGATGTGGTGGGCGACACCGTTGATCGTCGGAGGCTTGATGCTATACGACAAGATACAGGAAAAGAATCCGGAATTATGCGGATTCACAGCAGATGAATTTGACAAGGAGGAAAACAAATGATTTCAAATTGTGGACATGATGAAAATAACAGATATAGCGGAGGAAAGGCAGGAGACCAGACGGGGACAGAGTGGCAGGTTATAAACTGGTATAATCGCCCGTGGAAATGTGTCCTCCGTCATCCGGATGCAAAGGTCAGAAAAATGATCGCAAGCATGGCAAAGGCAGCAGCGGTCAACAACAAAATCGGATATGACCAGTCTGAACGCTATACATTTTGGGAGCATCTCAAGGCATCGAACTATGACCCTGCACAGATCACGATTGCGTGTGAGGCTGATTGTTCATCCGGTGTCGCTGCAATCGTAAAGGCAGCGGGTTACAGACTGGGAAATGAGAAAATGAAGAATGTGAGCATTTATCTCTATACCGGAAACATGAGAGCAGGTCTCAAGGCAGCAGGATTCGAGGTACTGACAGATAGCAAATATCTGACATCGGATGCGTATTTGCTTGAGGGCGACATTCTCCTCAACGATAATGCTCACGTTGCAACAAACCTCACAGACGGAGCAAAATCATCCGGAGCGGGTGCATCCAACACAACACCAGTCAAGAACGACACAAAGACCGACGTTGCATACGGATTCGACAAAAAACTTGCAGGAGAATACAAGGTCACAGCGTCAGCGTTGAATCTCCGTGCAGGAGCAGGAACAGGGAAAACAATCCTTGCGGTGATGAACAATGGTGAAAAAGTTCATTGCTATGGATATTATAACGACTGCAACGGCGTGAAATGGTTGTATGTGGTTTACAAGAACATCGTCGGATATGCGTCAAGCAGGTATCTGAACAAATAGGAGGGATAATCATGTTATACTATTTAGGCAGAGGAACAGAGTTCAAAAAAGAGGACTGCAAAGAGTACAAGACCATCGAGGGAGCAATGAGAGCAGCTGCAAAGGACGAGAATCTCGTCGTGTGGGATGAAAACGGAAATATCATCGGCTCACTCACGGACAACGTTCCAGAGGGAGCGTTGCAGACGAATCCGGACGGCAGCGTCAACGCATACGACGAGGACGGAAACAAGATTGGGACGGTCGATGCAGAAACCGTTGAGAAAATGACGACATTCGAGAACGGTGAGGATGCAGCGGGGCAGCAGGAGGACACAGAGAGCGGGGAAAACGCCTCAAACGATGCAGAGATGACAAATCCTCCGGATGAACCCGAAACGGGCGAGAATGGGGCAAATACAGAGCCACAGGAGGCAGAGGACAAGGTCATCATTCCACAGGGCAAAATGAAAGTGACGGTCATTTGCGACGGCTCACTCAATATCAGACGTTCCGCAGCGTGGGGAAATGAGAACATCTGCGGTCGTGCTATCAGAGGACAGTCATATTATGTGAAAGAGATTCATGTTGTGGACGGAAAGAAGATGGTTAGAACAATCGGAGATTTGTATTTATCCGGAGAATCTGAACATGTACAATTCGAGCAGTTGTGATATAATAAGATAGCAGGGGACAAGTCGAGAAAATTTGCGTAAAGCACAGGTAACTAACAAATGAGCGGGAAACGCCCGAAAAATGGGCGTCCGGAATTATGCAAGCGATAATTCAAACGAATATCACAAAAGAGCAAATTTCCCCGAAAACATCGAGTTTTCGGGGATTTCTTTATATTCCGATAAATCTATCAGACACCAC